CCCTTTGTTGAATCTAGACCTATGACAGATAAGATGAAACAAAAAATACTAGAACATCTTCAACAAAATGAAGCGGGTATTATTGGTGCATTTACTATATGGGCAGAGATGTATAAGTTAAAAATGAGTGTTGTAGACCAGCTTAATAAAGCCGCAGAGTCTAGTCCTGTCAAAGGACAGTTGGATGACGGTACTGAAACACATGAGGGTTTTGTTGCAAATGGCTTAAAATTTGTAGACAGAATGGGATTCAGTCGCCAAAATCTAGCCGGCCGCTAAGCCAAAACCGACTTTTTTTTGTTCCAGGCATAAATATATATATGAAGCAGTAGGCTTCAACATATTTAAGGAAACATAACATGTCTCAATTTACAAAAGTCAATGGTGACTATCTACCATTAATCAACTATGATAGCCCAGCATACACAAACAGCGGTTTAAATGCAGTTGCATCAGCAGCTACAGTTCAACCACAAGGCCCAAAGCTAGACTTCTTCACGATTACAGCAGCATCTTCTGGTGCATTGACAGGTACTCAAGTTAACTTGATCGTCCAAGCTACAGAACAATTAGCTACAGTTTATATCTATGAGTTCACAACTGCTGGTCCTGATACATTGGCAATGGCTGTGTACCCAACTGGTGCATGGACTGCAACAACATTGCAAGCTGCTTGCCGTGCAGGCTTGACAGCAGGCGGCGCTGCTAATGCAGTAGTTGCTTCAGCTACAGCTACATTCACAGGTTAATTTTAACTTGCTTAAAAGAACCCAAGATTTATTCTTGGGTTTTTTTACCTCATAAATATCTATATGAGTTATAAAATTACTTGCTATACTCTTTTTGATATTACAGAAACCGGTGTCAGAAATCGTGCTAAACCCGCCGACGACCAAAACATCGATATGTGGGTACATAAAAGAAATACACAATGTAATTTTGATACTGTATTGCAGGCTATCTCTCTACGTTCACAACCAGAATCAATAACTAAACCCGAAAAGAATTCTATCAAGTTCAATAACTTTGAACATTTTGGATTTCTATTTCAACAGCAAGAGGATGAAGTTTATCCTTGCTGGTCCTTTGAATTTACAATACAACATCCAAGCGTGTTCAATGATGGAATAAATGAATTGGGATTTTTGTATAGTGATTGTGATAAAGTACCCATGATCAAATGTCATAGTGAATGGGCTAACCTTCCTAATTTCTTAGATTCCTCAGAAGAATTGAGAAATATCTATTTTGCGGTAAAATATTATGAATAAAAACGATAAAAAAATAGCAGACTTTTTTTACAGGGAATATGAGAATAAAACTAAAGACATTTCTATATTTAGAAATACGGATGGTTCTTATGAACTTTACGATAAGTACATTATAACTGAGAATAAAACTTCTAAAAAGTATCTTATACAAAAAAGAACCACTCACTTAGAAAAGAATTTCTCATCGTTGAAGAATGCGGTAACTTGGTGTGTATTTGAAAAATACAATAAAATTAATGAAATGAAACGTATAGAACAGCTAGACGGGACCATAGAAAGTATGGAATCATCTATTGTACGATACAAAACATTGATTCATAAGACTAAAGATCAGGAATATAGACTGATATATAGCGCAAAATTGAGTAATGATGAGATAAAAAAGGCTGCATTAGTTGAGGAATTATTAGGTTTTATTAACGATGCCAAATTATGGCAAGAGAAATTATTCGTCAAAAATGCAAAAAATAAAACCAGAATGATAAATATATAATAACGTTTGGAAGAACACTATGAAACTAACCGATTTTGACAACAAAACATATGCCCCTCAAGCACTAAAAGAGAACTACAAAATGTCTTTTGACGTTTCCAATATGACGTTGCCTGCAACGAAACAGATGCTAAAGAAAGTACGTACTTTAGCAATGGAAACAAAACAGTCACCTGAATATTACAAAGACACATCAAATCCTGCATACATGAAACTTGTATTCATGGAGCAAGCATTGGTACATCACTTCAATGATTTAGCAGCACGTCCTCAACCACGTATCGTATTAGAAAATGAAAAGATTGAAGAATCTCAAGTTTACCTAGCTGCACAAGATATGGTTGACTCTGTTAACAAGATGCTTGAACAAGTTGGACAAATGCAAGTTAAAGAACTACCTGCATTAGTAGATAGTATTGAAAGTGAAATTGGTGTTAACGAAAGTAATGCATTCCAAGAACAAGTTGGTTCACAATTAGATACATTGGGTACTACACTTAGAGAAGTTTCAGCTGGATTAAAATCTGCTGTGGGCGAATTAACAGGTACTGGCGGCGGAGACGCATTTGGTGCTGATATGGGAATGGGAATGGAAGAGCCAATGCCCGGAGAAGAAGATCCAATGGCTGATGTTGAGGTTGACCAAGCTAGCATGCCAGAAATTCCAGCAGAAGAACCAGAGATGCCAGCAGTAGGCGGAGTGGGTAGAGAAAAGAGGTAATAATGCGCCTCTTTGAGTTAGCAGGACCAGACCCTATTGTTACTAGATTAGTAGCAATAACCGATCAACTTAAATCTGAGTTAGATAGTAAAAAGATTGATCCACAAATGAATGTGGATCAATTACTAAAATATCTATCAGACTATGATATAGTTGTAGATGTTTCTGACCTGTACAATATGATACAAAAGCCCCCACTAAAGAATATTATAGATAATATTCAAGGTGATCAGGTTATATTCAAAGGCCAAGGCGCTGGAGCCGGCGAAGCAGAAGATGAAACACAAAGTCAACAAGTGGTACAACAAATGGCACAAAATGCCATGCCAACAAAATGATAACTGTTACAGATAAAGCAACAAATAAAGTAAAACAAACTCTTGCTAAAAGAGGTAAAGGATTAGGAATCAGAATAGGCGTTAAAACGACCGGCTGTTCTGGTTTAGCCTATGTGCTTGAATACGTTGATAACCCCATGGTAGAAGATTTAAAGATTGAGTGTGATGGTTGTGCATTGTATGTTGATCCAAAGAGTTCTGCTTATCTTCAAGGAATGACAATAGATTATGTCCGCAATGGTCTTAATGAAGGATTTGAGTTTTTTAACCCAAATGAACGTGATAAATGTGGTTGCGGAGAAAGTTTCCGAATCTAATTGACATTAGTATTATAATCAACTATAATTGACTATAATGTACAATCCAAACAAATACAAATACGTAGAAATTCCTAGACAAACTATAGACGGTGTTCGTAGATATGCTACACCCGATGGTGAGAAACTTCCAAGCGTTACAACAATACTAGACGCAACTAAGTCAGAAGAAAGTAAACAAGCATTACAAAACTGGCGTAAACGAGTTGGTGTTCAGAAAGCACAAGAAATAACAACTGAAGCTGCAGGTCGGGGCACACGAATGCACAAGTGGCTTGAGAATTACGTCAAGACCGGCGCTACAGGAGATCCTGGTAGTAATCCCTACAGTATACAAAGTCATCAAATGGCACAGAGTATTATTGCTCAAGGCCTTGTAAAATGTAATGAATACTGGGGTACTGAAGTACCTCTATATTTCCCTAAAGTCTATGCAGGTACTACTGATTTGTGCGGCATACATGATAGTAGTGAAGCTATCATGGATCACAAACAGACCAATAAACCCAAGAAGCGTGAATGGATTGATGATTATTTTGTTCAGTTAGCAGCATATGCCAATGCACATAATGAGGTTCATGGTACAAAGATACGCAAAGGTGTCATTTTTATGTGTGATCCTACTAGTGCTTATCAAGAATTCATTATAGAAGGTAGTGAATTTGACAAGTATAGTGACATGTGGTTCAAGCGTGTAGAAAAATATTATACACAGTTCCTATAATGGTTTAGTGATAAATAAGTGTAATAGCGTGAAAAATTACACTTATGGCCATTATACAAATCTCTAAAATACAGCAAAGATCCGGTAACCTAGTTGATCTTCCTCAACTAGACCAGGGGGAATTCGGTTGGGCTAGTGATGCTAGCAGACTGTTCATTGGAAAAACTGCTACCGGCGGCAACATTGAAAATGTTGAAGTTTTAACTTCTTATTCTAATATTAATTTCAGTCAACTTGAGGGCTCAGTTGGCAATTTAGATATCACCGCAGCTTCCGTAGCAAACGGTCAAGTATTAACATATGACGGTAGTAACTGGGTAAACCGAGGCGGTACCGCCGGCGGAACAATTAATTTAGGTGACGCATCTAATGTTAAAATAACCGGCGGTGCCATCGATTACATATTATCAACAGATGGATATGGTAATTTAAGTTGGACACCAAAAGGTACATTGTATAC